AAGTACATGCGAGAATATCTAGAAATAAGTTGTTTGACACTAGTGAATTTCTCACCAATAGTAAATTCCTCAATTGCTGGAATAGTAGAAGTGTCATTACCAATAACACCTGCCACTTTAGTATTTGGTTTGTCACCAGACTGTGGTTTAATATTATGGCAAGGGCATCCAATATCACAACAAATTTCAAAAATCTCCTTGGCGCTTTTATCACCAGAATTGGGAACATAAGTTTGGTTAAATACTGAATTCGGGGCGGCTAGATCAAAATCGGGAGCAGCATGATAATAAACTAAACAATCAATAGTGGATCCAACAGTGTTGGGTCCCTGCAGAGTGTTAAGAACAATAATATCAAGTTGACCCATATCTAGATCAAATTGTTGCCAAGGGTTATCCAGCATATAAGGTAAGGTTATTTCAACCTCGGTAACATCACGAATATCTATGATCGTCCTCATAGAGTAGGCAGATGTGGCCAAGGTGGGAGTAGTCGCTGAAACGTCATTGGGTGTCCAAGTAACCAACAAGCGACCAGAGTGATAATCGGTCTTAACCATCTTAATGGTAACTACAATACCACCACGCCAATTAGCAAAAATATTACTAATGTAGCAAAATGGTGGATAAGTGCGATACAAAGAAGTGTTAGGACTGGCTAAACCACTCGAGTAGGAATTATACAGAAATCCAGGCCCAATATGTTTAGTGTATACGTTAGTGCCAACTGCGTTAGCACTAGCGAAACTAAATCGTTCAAGGAAGGCAGGGACACTTTTAATATAATTCCAAGACATTTCGTCAATGTCAGTGCCACCAAACCCTGGAAGCATGCTAACCATAGGGTCCGCACTAAGTGACAAAGGCTCAGCTTGTGACGTACCAGAACAGTTACCCATATTATGCAAAGGTCGTAAGACCATATACTGAGGAGGCGTAACCAAATTTGGTTTAGACCAACCAAACTTACTGGCAAGGTTAGCGCTAGCGTCGAGGACCCATGAAGCTGGGGCTGCAAAAGAGGAGAGCATAGGCACTCCTGCAGCAAATTCAGCGACTCTAGCAGACATTCGTAAAATGTTAGAGATAGGTTTACCTTGGGAAATCCCGTCATTCTCAGCTTCTGTGGACACAGTTTTCTTAGTCCGTTTCATTTTAGAAACAGATTTATCACCAGACTGTGGCACAATAGGAGCTGCGAATTCGGCATCCTTGAGATAAATAAAAAGAGAAGCCTCAACCGTAGTTGAACCGGAGGTACCGGTTAACAACGGACTCAAGACATCGACATAAATGTTGCCCCAGTCGATCAAAGGATCGACAATAGAACACCACGGAGTTGGACCCACCCAAGGGATCTCAATTTCAGCAGTGGTATCACGACAGTCAAGTTCGACTGAAGGATGCTGAGTCTTTTGAGTGAGATCAATGTTATGAGCATTGAGGTAATAAGAAGGTGATGCCTGGACAAACGGGACAACATGCATAAGCAGGCGTCCAGCTTGAAAAGGCTGGGCATTGATGACTAATCTAGCAACCATAGTACCGCGATACATTGAAAACCCTTTCAACTTTGACGCAAATATGTCAGGAGAAGTAAAGGTTGAAGTAACATAACTAATAAGATTAGTGTTACTAGCATTCGCAGCGGTCCATGCCACTTGAGAAACCAAGTAAGGCTTAGCCAAGAAAGACGCAATGCTAGGATCAGCAACAGCCGATACTGACATTCCGTTAACACCTGACATAGCCCGGGGAAATGTTGTTTGCACTGAAATCGAGTCATCCACGAATGTGGTAGTGAC